AAAATATCTTTTATTTGATGCGGAGCAAAGAAAGAGCCAGTCTCATCGCTCCATAATGAGGTAAAAATGTGATAGATCAACTTTTTCTGTTTATTTGCTTGATTCCAGCTAGTCTGCAATGCGTCGCCTGTTTCATGGTTCGTGTTATAATATGCCATAAGACCTCCTTATATTGGACTTTTATTACCCCTGTAGATAGGGTTTGTTTCAAAAACTTCTTCTATCTTATCTACAATTTTTTCCCTGTGCTTCCGAGCTACAGATTGATACTCCGGCACACTCTCTGCTTTTTTCAGCAGTTTAGCGTGTTCTCTTGCGCCGCTTTTAAATGACGACTTTGCGTTTATGTCTTTCTCTTTATCAGCAACTTCATTAAAAAAGTCTATGCATTTTTGATGAAAAGAAATTGGGCCAAGCTCAGTAAATCTTTGACATAAGACCATAAAACGATGAAAATCTGATTGCGTATCAAGACTCATCTCCTCATCTTTGCTTTTTGTATGCTCAGCTCTACTAATTGTAGTTGAAGATACTTTAAAATGNTCAATCCCGTCTTTAATTGACGGAACAAAATTNGGTCTTAATAGTTGAATCCATTTTTTCCAACCAGCTTCAATAACCTCCGGGCTAAACACTCTTAGCGCTTCAACCCATTCGACAATTTGCCTCTTATGCAAGGAAATTCTGCCTTTGTTTAAAATTTTTAAGTATTCGTTAAAATCGACAATATATTTATTTTGTATAAATTTAGAATATTCAAGCTTTTCTTCGTCAGTCATTTTGCTGTAGGGTTTAAAATCAGACATCGTAATCAATCTCCATATCTTCTATGTTATTTATAGATATACCATACATTGCCGCCCACTTATCAAATACCTTCTGTATTGAAGGCTCTAAATGTCTAACGACCTCTGATAATCCATCAATGTAATTTGTTTTTAATTCGCAATCGGGAATGTTTTCAAGTAATGATAACCAACTTTTCATTACATTAGGGTTTGAGGGAGGACGATTGTACTTAGCCCATTTTGGTAAGCAAAGAACATTGTGCTCATCGTCAAATAAAAGCATTTTTTTATCTTTTAATTCTTTAAACGCATAGTGAAATTTATCAGTATCCCAACGTAAATGATCAAGACAAGCGCCTACGCCTATGCTATAAAATCCAGGTAAAGGTGTTTTAATAGGGCCACACAAGAAGAACAGCCATAAAAGCTGCCCGTCTTGCGATAGCGCTTTAAAATCAGCAGACACCCAAGTCCTTACTGATACTTCATAATATCTCATTTAGCAATTATCTTTTCGAGTTTTTTAATTGTTAACTCGGCTGCCTCGAAAGTATGATTATCTACAGAACCAGTAAGCCAAGTATTAACTTTGGTTTTAACATCAGCACATTTTTCATTGTCAGCTAATTCCTCAATCTTTAAACGCTGTTCATCGTTCATTAACTTATCCGGCTCCATGCCTGTCTTAACTTCTTTAGCCTTTGCAACTTTTTCTTTTAATGCCTCAGTTTTAGATTCTGTAGCATTCATAATAACTGCATCCTTAGCTGGAGTCGCTTGTTGCATTTCATCCTCAGTGTAAACACCGCTTAAGTCGTTTGGAAAAGCTTTACGCAAAGCTAAGGCCTCAGCGCATTTACCAAGCATTAGATATGGCATCTTTTTCCACATAAAACCTTCGCCACCCTTAGGGCAGTAAGCCTCCCAAATAGCGGTTGCAGAAAAAGAAACTTTAACGCCACCTACAATCTTATAAACTGTTGCGGTAGCTGTTATTGGGTACTCCATCTTAACTTTTAACATATCATACATTGTCATGTCATTGTTAAATAGATAGTCATCATTACCTGCGTATTTCCCAGTCCGCTCTGCAATAGCCCTAAAGCCGTCAATTCCTGTTTGAATTGTAGCTTTACCACCACGCTTAATAAAATGTATCTGCCTACTCAAAGGATCAAGCCCGGTTCGGCTGCATTGATATAAGAATAGTTTTAATTCATTATCGGATGCCCCATTAGCTACAGTTTCTTTAATGGTTGCAATTTGCCCTGGGGTGAAGTCCACATCTTGCATTACTAAGCTAGTATCTTTATTCATAAGTTCCTCCTATATTGATTTTATACGAAATGGTCGAGAGACACTCTTNTAGCTATACTTCTCGTACATCTCTGGATTGTCTTTCTTTAACGCGGAGCTCTTTAACCGCGTTGATTCAATTGGTTTGTAAAATAATCTAAAGCCGGTACAGTCGACTAGCACGCGGTCGCCTAACGCATCTTGCACCTGTTTCTTTTTTCCGTTAAATAATTCAGTGGCCTCTAGCTGCAACTCTTTTAATACAAGATATTGATTCATAAGGGAATCCAGTGATTCGTCTAATGGTATGTTTTCGGATTCGACTTCAGCTAATTCCATTAGCTTTTCCCCTTGACAAGTATTTCTAAACTCGCAATTAGTACAACGCTTATCTTTAACCTCAAGCCTTTCTGGGGCGGGGCCATTCGCTACCATCCTCCAAAAACTTTCTCCAGCTTCAATAATTGAGCGCTGCAATTCTTTATCTGCCTCTATATCAAAATGAATAAACTCCCAATTATCAGCCCAAAGTATAGCATAGCTTCCCCACTTTCGATTAGTCGTCATAAGATAATGCTGCATTTGGAATATCCAGCTATCAGGAATACCTTCATCTCTTATCTTATAGTACATAGGGCGACCAACAGATTTACATTCTAATATACCTGTACCCCTATCGTCGATAGTTACAATCTCTGCATCTAAATGACACATCGCCCAGGGGAGACTATCATTAGTTATCATTCGATTAACGCGACGAATTTTTCTACCAGAGACTTCAACGTACTCATCTCTAATTAATTGCTCAAGCTTATTGCCACGCTTCATTACATTAGAGGCAATAACTGGATAATCAGATGCTTGCTCTGTTTTTTCATACCATAGTTTACGCGCACAACCATAAGGCTTAGCGTTAAATAAATGGTGAATATCAGAACCTCCTAAACCGGTCAGTCTCTCTTTTAAGAATTGCTCTCTATCCACTTTAGTCTCTTGATGTAACTAAATTACCAAGAGCGATATAGAATAGCCCTGCGGTCAATCTTTTTACATTACCAACACCGCAACGCTTTACCATCTTATCAACTTCTTGCGCCACAACTTCATTGATCAGTTTAACAGCGTCATCACTAACTTGAATGTCAGATTGATTGAACTGTTTTCGTACTTGATTTGCTCTTATTAACATATTATAGCCCCTTGTTTTGCCCCTAATGTAAGGCAAAAATACTATTTCGCCTAATATATTATGAGAAATCTTTATACTTCAATAGACCGGCGGTACCATCCGTAGTAATATTTTTCCAAAGCTGGCTTCCTTTGACATAGCTTAGAATAGTACAAAAGCCTATAAGCAGTTAGCCTTTCTGGCTCTAAATTTTTATCTTTAACAGCCTTTAAAGTTTTTGGCCCTAATTTTCCATCTACATCTAGCTTAGCGCCCTTTGCGTTTGTAGCCTGCTGCACAATCTTAACCGCTCTCGAGTACCCAGCATTTACAACCATATCAAGATATATTTCTTGCAAGTCAGGCGGGAAAGAAGCTGCTTTTGATGGCTTTACATAATCTTTGTTATAAATTTCCACTGCTTTTTCATGAGTTAAGTTTTCAATATCAACATCTTTATGAGCACGTTGACTAATCCCGTACTTAGTTGTTCCGCCTGGGTCAACTGGGTCACGAGTTATTTTTGAACCGCCTTCCCTGATAATAATTCTTTCAACCATTTCTTCAAACGAATTGTCCATGATAAATTCCCTTCTTTTTTTTTAATTCTATATTTCTCAAGGTCACCGACATCTTTTTTCATCTCAATATAGTCACCTAGATTCTTTTCAATAAGCTCAATTCTCCTAACTATATTGTTTAAGCTCATATTTAAAGACGTTACAGCTCTAATTACGTCGTGTTTTGATATAGTCTTTCCTTGTTTTGCCATTTTACACCTGTATTTTTAAAATAGTTGTAGGTTCTCTTAATTTCTCATAAGACTTTGAATGATATTCTTTTGACTCTGGAGGTACTTCGTACCCGCTTTTTACATCGTCAACATTATTCAAATCAACTCTCATCCCATCTCTGTTTCCATTTTGATGGAATACAAAGCAATTTTGAGAGGCACGCCCTTCAAGGTTTAAGGCTTTTTCACTGTAGTCGTTAGCTCCAACTAAAGAAGCTGACCTTGAAAACGTATCGCCTACTCTCGCAGAGTGAACGTGCCCAGATACAACGTAGTCTATCTGGACTCCTCTTGAAGAATAAACGCCTTTTATTTGATTAACTGACGTTTCGTGATTTGATTTAATACGCCCGTGGCCGTGAAGAAATAAGACTTTTTGGCCTGCAACGTCAACTATTTTCTCCATAGGGTCTCCATCTATAAAGCTCACCTGGTCTTGTTTAAACAGATACCTTAGCATATTAACAATTGTATGGTCGTAGTTATCAGTGGCCACTACATCTACCCACCCATAATCATCTTTAACTCGAGACTCATTACCACTCACACTTAAGATGGAAAGATTGAAGTCTTTTAACATATCTGTTATTAATTGCTGATATAGATCAACAGCACAAAATAGAGCTCCTGACCGATTACCTGAATTAGTAAGATATTCATCGAGTCTTCTATCTGAGTTTAATAAATCGCCTGTAAAAGCAATAAGTACGTTAGTCACCTTATATGTGCTAAAAAATGTTTTAGCTCGCTCTACAAGCAATTTCAAGCGTTTTCCAGCTACTGTATAGTTAAATGTGTTATGAGGTAGGTCAACTCGCTCGTTTAAATGGTTATCCGAAAGCTGCAAGACTCCTACGCATTTCGGGTTTTCTATCTTTTCTTTTTTTAGGGGTGTAAATTTTTGCTCTTCTAGTCTTTTTATGAGCTTTGTGTTCAGCTCTGTGACAGCGTTTTCTAGCCTCACATACTCTCGAAAAGATTTACGCTCTACTCTGTTGCGGTCTTGATAGCTCTGCTTTTGTTTACTTAAACGAACATTTTCAACAATAGAATCTTTACTGTTTCGAGCAGGATGTATTGTTTTATAGGCACAAGCTTGGCATTTCCACCGCTGCTTGTTTTCTCCATTACGAAGTCTTTTATAGCCCTGTCTGTTTAAGTGCGACGAGCCGCACTCTGGGCAACTTAAATAGTTGCCCCCGTCATCTATTGCATTGAATGGCATACAATGGCAAGTTTACCAACGCCAAAATATTTTTACGCCCGCTTTTGCAATATCAAGAACTTCTTTCATAATGCGATTGCGCTCTTCTTCTGTTATCTCTCCATCTTTAGCTGCTTCGTGATAAGTGCTTAAAGCTTCTTGAATTTCCTTTAACACTTTACGATACTTTGAAGCGGCGAATGTTAGGCCGCCACCTATTATTATAGCTGCTAGATATGCAGCGTTAGACCAACTTATCCATTCCATTTTAACTTCCTTTTATTTTAAAAAACCAAGCAATAAAACCAGCAAATACAACGCTTGCAACTGAGGTTACCCCCTTAAGTCTTTCAAGCCCTTGCTCGTTACGCCTGACTCTTCCGTTAAGCTTTTCAAGTGATGTCTCGTTCTTTTCCACCATCTGCTTTATGTATCTTAGTTCCAAAAGAACTGTATCTCTATATTTTTGTACTGGAATAATTTTAGCCATAACGACTAAAAGGGGATGCCCAGCCAATAAGAGCCGGTAGAGCTGAACCGACTACTAATGGAGGTGTTTAATTGACTGGGCAATATCTGTAAAATAAAAAAGTTTATAAGCATTAAGTTTTGCCGTTCAGCCTTCCTTTAAGGTAGGCTAAGTCGTCAGTTACGTCATTTAATTCTGAAATAATAGAATTTCTAAAACCTTCAGATTTATCGTCGGATTTGTTCCAGCGGTCTAACATTTTTAATACGATAGACTCCACATTGCTCATTTTTGTCTCTGTTTTTGCAAGAGACTGCCTCATCTTGTCTAAATCTTCATTCTGTAATTTTTGGCTTTTAATTAAATTCATTATCATCATTACAAATAATGACACAATGACTCCAATAGCGCCATACTCGGCGTATGTCTCAATCATTTAATACCTTCTTTGTTGCTCTAACCCTATTATC